CTCAGGTCGCCACGGTTACCGCAGCGAACTCCCAAGCCCAAGCGGCAGCAGTGCAAGCCGAAGCCTCCGCGAGCAACGCCGCGATCTCCGAGACCAACGTGTCGTCCCTGGCCCAGCAGGCAACCACTACGCTGAACCAGGCCAATGCCGCTATCGCTACGGCTAACACCGCAGTGGCCTCGACGAACGCTGCGGTAACGGCCTCAGGAACGAACGCCAACACGGCCACGACTCAGGCCAGCATCGCGACGACTCAGGCCACAGCCGCCTCGACGAGCGCGACCAACGCAGCAACCTCGGAATCCAATAGTGCCGCCAGTGCAGCAGCGGCCCTCGCAAGCCAGAACGCTGCGAAGACGTCTGAGAACAACAGCGCCTCGAGTGCGTCGTCTGCTTCCGCTTCGGCGTCCTCAGCCTCGACCAGCGCCACCACGGCAACCAATCAGGCATCCTCAGCATCGACGAGCGCCGGGGCTGCTTCGTCTAGCGCCGCTGCGGCCTCGACCAGTGCCTCAAGCGCGGCCACTCAGGCGACCAATAGTTCGAACAGCGCCTCGGCTTCGGCAACTTCGGCGTCCCAGGCCGCGACCAGCGCAACCAATGCGGCGAACTCAGCCTCGGCAGCCGCCACTTCCGCCGCGAATGCTGCAGCAGGGACTTTCAACACTGATGTCAACGTCAATAGCCACAAGGTAACGAACCTCGCTAACGGGACAGCCTCCACAGATGCGGTCAACAAGTCGCAGCTTGATGCGGTCTCGAATGCCGATGTGAAGCTAACGGGCGATCAGACGGTGGCCGGTAACAAGACCTTCACCAACAATGTGGTCCATAAAGGAAGTGGTAATCAATCGTTCCTTCTTACTGGCGGTTACGCGTACTGCTCTAACACCGGGGGTGTAGGCTCTACCGACAAGTACATCGAAATGTTCCATGATGGGACTAACTCAGGCCTTGCAGTCAACAACGGTAACAACTCTTGGGCCATGGCCGTTGGGGTCACTGAAGCCCTCAAGCAAGCGGGCATCATTCAGGTGTGGGGCAAGAACTCCCCTATCGTATGGGCTTTCTGGTCCGGATCTAGCTCGGCTGTAGGCAGCGGCGCTGCTTATAACTGTTCGGCTACCTATCTGTCTGCGGGGCGTGTGCGTATCTGGCTTACCACAGCGTTCGCCTACGCCACCCACGCTCTCCTTGTTTCCGGCACCTACGCATCCAACGGTACCAACTGGTGTGTCCCACAAATCCTGGGCAACGCTGGGGATGGATCCTACGTTGATATTGGCTTAGTACCAACTGGAGCAGGCACTGGAACCGCCATTGAAGGGCAGCTTGGTCTCTTAGTCCTAAAGGTACGCTAATGCACTATCAACTAACTAAAACCGGCTGCGACTTGGTTGCTGATGATGGCACGTCTACGCCTGTCGTCGGGGGTACTCCCGAGTACGATGCTTTCTTCCAGTTCCTTCAGAACGGCGGGGTCCCTCTACCCCTCGGGTCCACCTTGGACGAGAAGAAGGCAGCGAAGATCTCCGAACTCTCGGACGCCTGCAGCGCGGCCATCGTCGCCGGGTTCACCTCCAGCGCCCTCGGATCCACGTACACCTACCCGTCTAAGAACACCGACCAGCAGAACCTCGCTTCCTCGGTGCTGTCCTCGCTGATCCCTGGCCTCCCGGGCGGGTGGACTACACCGTTCTGGTGCGCAGACTCCAACGGGACCTGGGGGTTCATCCCCCACACAGCCTCGCAGATCCAGCAGGTAGGCATGGATGGGAAGAACGCGATCCTCGCCTGTATGGCCCGCAATGCGGCCCTGGCCTCGCAGGTCTACAGCGCGGTCGATGCGGATGCCGTGAAGGCCATCACATGGGCAAGCTGAAGCGCTACCTCATCAACTTCCTGGTCCTCCTCGACGAGGCCGGGAACACGCTGACGGGCGGTAGCCCCAACGAAACCATCTCCAGCCGCGCAGGTAAGGCGGCAGAGAAGGGCGCTCGATGGGGCTGCGTGCTCTGTCGGCTCCTCAACTACATCCAGAAGGATCACTGCAAGCTGTCCATGGCCGTCACGGTCGGGCAGGACGCAGTCATTCCAGATTAAGGAACACAACATGACATGGTGCGACGAAGCACTCAAACTTATTAAGCAGTTCGAAGGATGCCGCCTCAAGGCATACCCCGACCCTGCGACCGGTGCCGCACCATGGACCGTGGGATACGGCGCGACCGGCCCGAAGATCGGCCCCGCAACCGTGTGGACCCAGGTGCAAGCCGACCAGGATCTCCTGGACCGCGTGGAGGCCCTCGGGAAGCACATCGACTCCGAGGTCAAGATCGAACTCTCGGACGAAGAGAAGGCCGCCCTGTGCAGCTTCATGTACAACGTGGGCACGGGCAACTTCGACCACTCGACGATGTTGGCACTCCTTAACAAGGGGGACGTCGAGGGAGCAGGGCACGAGTTCGTGAAATGGAACAAGGCAGCAGGCAAGGTCATGGCTGGCCTGGTCGCACGCCGTGATGGTGAAATGGCTGAGTTTTTTCTCGGCCTCAAGGAGGTGGCATGACCTGGACTGATATCGCAGGCGCGGTCACGAACCTCGCCCCTACCATCGCAGCGGCCATCGGTGGTCCTCTCGCAGGCACCGCAGTCACGGCCCTCGAGCACGTCTTCGGTCTCACCCCGGGTTCCAACGACCCCGTGGGGCAGCGCCAGGACGCCGTGGCCCAGGCGATCTCCGGAGCCACTCCCGAGCAGCTTGCAGCCGTGCGAAAGGCCGACCAGGACTTCCAAGTGGCTATGGCCACGCTGGGGTTCAAGGATGCCGAGGCCCTCGCGGCGCTCAAGGTCCAGGACGTGGCCGGTGCCCGCACCATGCAGACCTCCACGCGCTCCTGGGTCCCACCGATCCTTACCCTGGTCATCACCATGGGCTTCTTTGGCCTGGTGGCGGGGATGATGTTCCTCAACACCCCGGACGCCAACAAGGCGATCCTGTACAGCCTCATCGGCTCGTTGGGCACTGCCTGGCTGGCCACCATTCACTTCTGGTTCGGTGACACGAACTCGAGCAACGACAAGACCACGCTGCTCGCGAAAGCGCAGCCGATTGAGTAACGAAAATGGAAGACAACATCGACAGCCGAGTAGCGAAGCTGGAGTTCAGGATGGACGCACAGGAAGAGAAGCTCGAGGACCTCGAGGACTCACAGGAGGACTTTGGGACATCCCTGAAGGCCATCGAGAAGGTCCTGCTGCAGATCAAGTGGGCACTGTACGGCGGTGGCATGGTGTTCGCTGTGAACGTCTTGGGCCTCAAGGAAGTGGTGACGAAGCTCGTCCTCCACTGATACGACTTGACGTAATAGAAGTTATCAACTCTTCGGACCAAAAGAAAAGTCCCGCCGAAGCGGGCTTTCCCGTGTCTAGCCAACCCTTACGCTCACTGGCCCTAGGAAGCTTCGAGCGGTCGTCACATGCGAACTTGAGGAGGGCACATGTGTCGCTCTCATTATAGCCAGGATAGCGCCCGCAGTGAAAAAATACCCCCTCGGGAACCCATTACGGGAACCTTGAGGGGGTCTTTTTCGACTTCAATTGTTGACGAGTGTGGCTCCGCAGGTGGTCGCGCAGAGCTTCAGGGACGAGTTGCACTGGAGCTTCTGGATCCCTGGGGTCAGAGGATTGGACGACAGGCATTCGTTGTAGGCGTCCGAGCAGTGCATGGAGCACGAGCGGTCGGCGTAGCGCCAGTCGAAGTCAGGGGTCGCACAGGCCGAAAGGGACAGGGCTGTGGATAAGGTAGCGATGAGCATCTTCATTGTGGATAACTTTTCTCTATTGTTAAGGTAAACATCTTTCTCGTTAGGGTGTCTTGGGTGACACCTATTCCCGGTGAATTGGTGCCTTGGAAGACACCTATTAATTAGTGACAGGTCGCACCCCTGATACGTGTCACCGATGACACCTATTTCAACTTGTCCCGCAGCTTCTCCCGAATCGCCGGGTCCAGTTTGTCCATATTCTCCAGCAGGCTCTGCATGTTGAACTGCGCGGAGTGGTCGTTGAACACGTTCACTGTCAGGTTCTCGATGCTGATTATCTTGGCCCCCGCGAAGTCCCCGGTCATCATCACGTGCTTCAGTTCTGCCACAGCATTCTTCACACCATCCGGAACGTAGTCCCACGTAGCGGCAGCTACGGGCCTCCCCTGGTCATCCGAGATCCCCACGCGCTCCCGCAGTGTGTAGACGTTGTTCCGCCCTTTCTTCTCTCTGGTGATGTACCCCATGTCCTCCAGGGTCTTCAGTTCCCTGAGCACCTGGCTCTTGGACAGCCCTGTCTTCGTCATGAGGACGTCGATTCCCGGCCACGCCTTGCCTGTCTTGAAGTTGGTATGAGACTTAATGGAGCAGTAAGTGAGGAAGGCGTTTCCGCCCATCTTCGCGGCGTCCCCGTTCTCGAGCATCGCCCGGAACAGGTGGAACCACACAGTCTCAGCCGCGAACATGTCCGCCTGCTGCGGTTCCGGCGCGTTCATAGGAAGCCCTCCTCCTCTGCCTTGGCGATCTCCGCGTCCAGGGCTGCCTCTAGGACATCAGCCACGAACCCCTTGCCGCTCTTGATGCGCCCGAGGCTCTTCAGTGTGTTTAGCTTCGTCCGGATCCGCATGGGGACCTCGAAGTTTACCTTGATCACCTCGTCCTGCCCCTCCCACGTGCGGCGGCGGATAGCTTCCTTCCTTGCTTCCCTCGAAGTTTCCTTCGTTCCTTCAAAGGAAGGTTCCTTGGTTCCTTGGTTACTTCCTTCTTTCCTTGGTTCTAGGGCCGCTGGCGCGGCTCCTCCTTTCTGCACCACGGCCCCCAAGGAGATCGACTTAGACATGTGCCTTCTCCCGCTTGGGTGGGGCGATGAACTGGCTCACGACGAAGTCCGCCACTTGGTCAATAACGATGGCCCCGGTGCCCTTGTTGTGCTCCTTAAAGACGCCGCCTGGGATCATGGCCATCCAGTAGCCATTGAGCTTCGGTACGTTGTGGGGGATCACAGGACCCATAGCGGCTAGATTGCGGGTTGCGTCGAGCGCTACGGCCTTCCCGTTCGTCTCGTTGAGCAGGAAGAAGAAAGGCTTTCCGAGGCCCTTACACATAGCGACCGTAGTCTTCGCCGCGCGTATGTCATGCGGAGAGTGCTTCACAGGGATGATGACCATGTCGGCCAGTTTTATGGCCTCCTCGTTGATCGCGTGGTCCTGCGGAGGGGTGTCGACTACACACCACGCGTACCCGGCGCTTGCAAGCTCTGCGTGTTTCCTGGGGAGGTGTGCCACGTCTTCGACCAATGCAAACGCAGGGGTCTCCTTGGTCCTGTCGTTCCACCATGCCGAGAGGGACCCTTGGGGGTCTAGGTCCATAGTCACTACGGGGCCGTGCCCCAGGTCCTCTAGAGCACACGCGAAGTGCGCCGAGTGCGTGGTCTTTCCGCTGCCGCCCTTCAGGCACGAATACACGATGGTCCTCATTCTGGCTCCAAGGTAGGAAGGAACGAATGAAAGAATAAAGGAAACTTCCAAGGAAGGAAACTTGGTTCCTTGGTAGACCAAAGCCCCGACAGAGCGGGGCACTGATCACTTCGCCTTGGTGAACCTATCGATCACCGCATCGGCCATCTCGTTTGCCGCACGGTCCAGAAACACCTGCATCGACTTCATCCCACCCACGTTCTCAACGATCCACTTGACCTTGAGGTACAACTCCGGTTCCATCTTGAAGTTGTACCCCATGCGCGGCTGCGCTTGGATTATGTCTGGGTTTTCCCAAGGGAAGCGGGCCGACTTGGTCGCCTCCTCGCGGGCTAACTCCTGCAATCGGGCGATCTCCGCTTGTGCCGCCCTCAACTGCTCCTCAACACTCATCGCCGCTTTGTCTGCTGCCTTTGAAGCTACCTTAGCAGGAGCTACACTCTTGCCCGATACTGCGTTCATTTGGCTGGTCCTCGTTTGTGTTTTCAGTGCTTGTACTGTACAGGTTCGTGCAGTCCCTAGCAACCTTTACCACTTCTGTTAGTGTGGTACATCTAACACAGAGGCCAAACTCTTCCCAAGCGTGGTCCCAGGTGCTATAGGAGCACTCGAGATTCCCGTCGATCAGCAGGTGGTGCTGGTGCGACTCGGGGTCTTCCTCGGTGCCTTCGGAGACCAAGGACACCGTAGTATTATCAGACAAATAGGCAGAGATCAGTTGCATGTTCTTTGAGGGGTCAAGATTCGTTACAACTTGTTGCAAACGCTTTCGCGGCGGCATTAAATGTAGCATTTGAAGGAAAGGTTTACAAGTAGGATGAATGTGACAAAAACCCAACAGTAAACTTTCCCTAAGTTAGAGGATTACCGCACAGCCGCCAGCAGGTCCTCGTCCGAGATGTGGGCGTAGCGCATCGTCGTCTGTATCTTACGGTGTCCGAGGAGCTTCTGGACTACCGCGATGTTCCCAGTCCTCGACAGCGTCCGGGTTGCGGCGGTATGTCGCAGGGCGTGAAGGACGAAGTCGTCGTCCCCCTCGAGGCCCATAGCCACCTTCAGGCGCAGCCATACAGCCCGCAGTTTCCCCTCGTCCAGGGCGAAGGGCAGCCCCTGGGCAATCGCATCCTGAGCACGGACGCTGAGGGGCACCGAGCGGGGCTTCTTCGTCTTGTTGACCCACAGCCGAACCCACGGTCCATCCACGTTCTTCGCCTCGAGCTTCAGGATCTCCGAGCGGCGCATTCCGGTGTCGATGGAGACCGTAAGGAACCTAGCGACCTCGGCCTCTCCCCAGGTGTCCAAGAGGGCGAACATCTGAATTTCTTCGACTTCTGTCAACCAGCGGGTGCGTCCCTCCGTTTCTTCCTTCCATTCGAACTTCGGCATCTTGGCGAGCCACTCGCGCTCGAAGCCGTACTTGAGGACCGTGTGGATGTTGGCCAGCTTGCGGTTGACCGTGGCGTCCGCGATGGTCCCTTGGACCTCCAGGATGAAGTCGTCGATGGTCGTCGTCCGGACGTCCTCGAGGGCCAGGTTGCCGACCACCTTGATGAACTGCTCGACGTTGCGGTAAGCGGTGAGTTCGTAGGCCTTGCCGCGCCACAGGGCCTTGGCGGCGATCCGAAGGAGTTCGTGGAGGTTCTTGGGAGCTTGTACCGGCTTGGTGGTCTTCATTCTTGTTCTCCTTTGGTCTGAAGGTATCTTCTCAGGTTCTTGAGACGACTTCTGTCTCGATCCGCACTGCTGTGTTCGCTTCCGTACACACATTTGTTCAGTGCGCAATTGCCGTAGATGTGACTGTACCAACTTGTACGACACGATGCAACTGTCTGATGAAAAAAAATCCCCCGACCGAAGTCAGGGGAAAACTTACCGCGAGAGGGGATCAGTTGAACAGGATCCAGAGGACGAGGAAGAGGAGGAGGGTTTCGCCGAAGGTCATTCGTACACCACCGCGTCGATGCCATAGTCACAGCCATCGTAGATGTAGCCACCACAGCCCCCTACGACCACCGAGGGTCCCCACCAGGCGAACGGGTCGTAGTAATAGACGCTACCACCGAGCAGGAGGATTGCGAGGATGACCACGGCGATGAAGATCAGCACGTCAGCGCCCGAAGACTGGGCCATTCCACTCGAGGTCACGTAGACCGGAGCGGGGGCCACGTAGGGAACCATGGGAGCAGCGACGATCACCGGGGGCCTCGCGACGATCACAGGGCGCGGGGTGTAGATCGGGACCACGGGACGCGCAATGATCACAGGGCGCGGAGCGATGTAGACAGGGCGTGGGGCCACGTAGACGCGGGCCATCGGGGCCGAGCGGAAGCCACCACCGTAGTAGGCTGCGTTGGCGCTGGTCGTCGAGAACAGGCCGATGAAGGTGATGATCGCGAGGAAGCCCAGGAAGAGGGCTGCGTACGGCTTGTGGAACTTGGGTGCAGGGATCATGCGAAAGTCCTTGTATTCAGCTTGGTCACCCAGAAGCCGTCGGCGTTCTTCGCCATACCCTGGGCATTCATTTGCATCGGTGTGAGGCAGCGGCGGGGGTTCTCTTCGTTCCCGAAGTCCCCACGGCGATGCTTCTCGAAGGCCACGGTCGAGTTGAAGAACTCGGCGCAGCGCGGGCACTGGTTGCGGTCGCCGGTGAGCTTCATTTATGTTTGGTCATCTCGTAGTGCAGGGTCCACCGGAGCCGCGTGGAGAGAATCTGGATCTCCTTGGCAAGCTGGTAGATGTCTTGGTTCACTTGGTTCGACCGCGTCATCTCGTCGAGCTTGGTGATTCGCTTGGCCAGTTCGATCTGGAGTTCCACCGAGAGCACCTCGGACCCTATGGCCAGTTCTTCGTAGATTTCGTGGGTGTCCTTGATCATTCGTGGGTCACCGTAATCCGCAGAGCGGTCGCGTAGGGGAAGAAGTGCGTCACCTTGCGGTCGTTGGAGTAGACCGACAGCATCGTGTCCCCGAAGGACCACGCAAAGTCCCGCCCACTGTACTGGTGCGCGGTTCCGTTGTAGACGTATAGGGTTGAGCGATTCATTCGACGATCTCCAGGCGCACCTTGGCCACCTGCCACTGCCCCCCGTTACCAGCACGGGCCTTGGCCTTCGCTTCGCTGCGGTACAGGTGCGGGGCCGACGAGGTGCCCGAGGGGCCACCCATGAAGGTTCCAAGGGCTGCCTCGTAGCGCGAGTAAGGCCCGCTCGGGACCGTGGTCTTGACCAGCGCCCAATAGAACTCTTGGTTCTCGAGCTTCATTGCGTGAGTTCCTTGAAGAACAGGTCGAAGAAGTCCGCAGGGACCCACGACTCATGGTTGTTGTACGAAGGGATCACGACCTTGTATCCCGGGATGTTGTTGCGGGCTTCGGGTGTCGCTTGGCAGAAGTAGCCGCCGTAGAACATCTTCATGCCAGTGCGATCCTCGGAAGTTCGACGATGCAGTCGATGGCCTCAAGCAGGTCCAGGTACACCTCGTCTACATCTTTGTCCAAGGCTTCCTGCGTCTCCTCGTAAGCGAGGAGTTCCTCGTTGAATCCGTCGACCACACGTCGTTCTTCATCGGTCGGTGCGCGTCCCTTGGACTGCACGGTTTGCATCAGGGCCGTAAGGACGATGGCCTTCAGCATTACTTTCGTTGCGTTCATTGCTCTCTCGCTGTATTCGGTTGGTTACTGCTGATTCGGGTACAGTTGGTTCAGGTGCTCGATGGTCTTCTCGACCTCTGCGAACGTCTCCTCGGTTGCCTCGCGGTAGCACTGCGGACCCGGGTAGATGTTGTCTTCCACGGGACCCACGCAGGGCCGATTGTCGATCAGCATCCCAGTGGCCTCAGCGGTCAGCAGGATGTTCGTGCAGGCCCGTACGGCCCCGAGGTGATGGACCAGTTCCTTGCGGTCCACGCGCTCCCCGGAGACCCACTGGCCGAGGTGCCGCAGGATCGCGCCCACGTACGTCATGGCCTCGACCTCGGTGGCCAGGTAGTTGTTCTCGCCGTACTTGCGCTTGCCGCCATGGAGCGCCGCTGCTTCGTGCAGTTGGGCGATCATGTGGATCAGGTGCAGGGGCGGCTTCTTGTCGCCGTAGAGTTGCTTGGGGTTCGCAGGCTTGGTGTTGGATGCATTGGTGGCGTAATAGCCTGCCGCGTTTAATTGCATGTTGACCAGGTGCTGTGTCAAGGGGTCCAAAGTTTCACCTCGTTGTTTTCGAAGTCCCAGTCCTCAGCGCGGAGGATGCGGGCCATTCGTGCGTTCATGAGTGCGTCCTCCTCAGTGAGTCCAGCCTTGAGGTACGCGTCGACCACGGTCTTCCATACTGCCCCGTGCTTGTCCAGGAGCTTCTCGGCGGTCTTGGGGCCGATACCCGGGCAGCCTCCGTACCCATCCGTCGCATCGCCCATAAGGGACTGCAGGAGGAACTGTCGGTTGCCGTCTTTCTCGTTCGATTCAACCCATTTGCCTTCGAGTTTCTGGTTGAGGTGGAACATGCGGCCAGGGATCGTCAGCAGATCCTTGTCCATGGTGGCGGGGAAGGCCTTGCCAGGGAACTTCGTGGCCAGGATGCCCATGCAGTCGTCGGCCTCGAGCTGGTCCTTCTCGAAGAACGGGTAGGTTTCCTTGGCCCAGGCCTTGAGTACCCCGTAGCCAACCGGCTTGGGTCCGCGCTTCGACTTGTAGAGCGGGTTCAACTTCTTGCGGTAGTTGTCGCGCCCGGTGAAGCAGAGCTTGAACTCGGAGATGCCCGCCTGGTCGATGACCTTGTCGAGCCACTCCTGGAAGCGCCGCTTGCCCTTGGCGAAGTCGAAGTAGAAGGACCAGGTGTCCTCGTCCCACTCGATCTCTTCCTGGGCACTGGCGCACGACGAGAAGCATGTGATGTCGGCGTCGATCAGGAGCATTTGTGGATCTTCCCGTCTGTTACGGTGCGTACAGTCGCCACGCACACGGAGGCGAAGGTCTCTTCGATCACTTCGAGAGTCTTCGGGGTGTCGCTTCGGTTCCAGCGGGTCATACTGCGTGCGTAGGAAGTCGCGGGTGCTTGGGCCATGTACGGGCCTGCAACCTGCTTCTCACCGTCATAGACGTAATAGAGAGTGATCACAGGGCCTCCAAGGACTTCGTGACCTTCACGCGGTAGTCGGCAACCATCACCGTCTCCCAGATGGAGAACGTCTCGCCGTCCTTGCCATGCAGGATCGCTGCCTGTTCTGCTGCGGCCACGCTCGGGTATTCCGTGGTGCCGATCTGGGTGCCCACGCAGATGCGATAGGTCACCGGCTGCGGTTCCGGTTCTTGCTCGACTACCTCGACCACTTCCTCGACGTGCTTCACGCGCATGGAGAAGCAGCTACCCAGGGTGCCGTTATCTGCCGACACATAGAGGATGTCGTCGTCGCCCAAACGCGTCACAGTCGCCTTAACGCCCATGGTCAGCGTGCTACTGTAGTCCTCGACGAACTCCACGCGGTCACCCACGCGGAAACCATCGGCCTCGAGTTCGCTCGGGTAGAACGCACCCACATCTCCATTGCCCTGCACGCCGATGCGCGGGGACCATGCCGGTGACAAACTGTCGACCACCAAGCGACCACGGAATGCCTCGGGATGCTTCGATGCTTCAACGGCCTTCAGACGCACCTTGTCACCAACCTTGAATTCGTTCGTATTGCTCATTTTCTCTCTCGCTTTTTGGGGTTGTTGCGGGCTTTCGATTCCGCCGTGAGGCACTCGAGGCCCTTGGTCGTGAGGTGCCACCGGTTGGTGAACTCCCCCCACTCGACCATTGTTGTGATGAAGCCAAGGGACGCGCCCATGGCTATGTCGATGGCGTGTGCTCGGGCGAAGTTGCCCTTCACGTACACGGGAGCGTTTCGGCACTCCCGCAGAACGTGCATGAGGTCTGTGTGTTGCATCAGGCTTTGCCCCACTCACGTATCCAACGGCAAGCAGAGCTAACCGTCCGACCGTACAAGGACGCCAGATGGGTCCCCGTGCATCGGGTCTCTTCCCAGTACTTCCTGGCGGACTCGCGAAGCTCCGAGTACCTCTCTAGGTTCGTAAGGATCGCGTGGTCTTTACCCGAGATGCACTCAAGGTGTTCAACGTTCTGGCACGCCCTGTTTCCGCACTTGTGGTTGATCTCATGGCCTTCTGGGATTGGGCCGTTGTGTGCCCTCCAGATAAAGCGGTGAAACATCTCCGCCTCCCCCGTACCCCGCTTACTCCATGCCTTTCTAAAATAACCGTCAGCATTCAAGCGGTGCGAGAGGGGGACGAGACAGCCGCTGTCCAACTCAATGAACCGCAGTGCAGTTGCTCGTTTATCCATCAATGTGTTTCCGCCCAGTTATTTCCTATCTTGTACTCAGCATCGACAGGACACCTAAAAGAAAAGAACTCGCCAGCACGCCGTGCGCACTCGACCACCATCTTCCCGAACTCCCCCTCTAAACCTTCTCGGACACCAAGGGCTAGCTCGTCGTGAATGAAGCCCATCAGCGTCCAGTCGCCCTCCCAGCCATACTTCAGGCCGCGACGCTCTGCTTCCTCGAAGACCTCAATGACCCAGCGCTTCGCAATGGCCGCACCGGCTCCCTGAAGGAGGGTGTTGAGGGCAGCGTGGGCCGAACGAACCGACAGGCGTCGACCGTCCAGGCCGATGAGATAACCTTCCTTCTTGGCCTTGGCTTCGACAGCAGTCTTCAGTTTCCCGAGTGCCGGGAGAGATGCAAGGAACTGTGCCTTGAGCTTCTTACCGATAGAGGCCTGTGCGGTTGCTGACTTCTCTGCCGCAACAATGGAACCTATCTTCGCGTCCCCGGCCCCATACAAGAAGGCATAACAAAACGTCTTCGCGTTGTCACGTGTCGGGAGTCCAGCGGCCTGCTGGTTCACCGTGTGTATGTCCCCGTTGAGGATGACGTCCACGTAGGCCCCTTGGTCCCAACGAGCCATGTAATGCGCCAGGCAGCGGAGTTCAATACCCGAGAGATCCGCACCGACCTGCTTGAACCCTGGCCGCACTGTGAACAGCGCCCGACACCCCTTACCATGCAGTGCGCGGATCGACGGCACTTGGGCCACGTTGGGGGCCGAGTGGGTGCAGCGTCCGGTCACCGCGCCGTTCGTGTTGATCGAATGGTGGATGTGGCCGTCCCGCTCGAGCTTGAGCCACGCCTGGTCGCCTTCCGCGATCTGGCCGACACGCTTCTCGAGCAAGAAGAAGTCCGCGAGGATCTGTGCTTCCTCGTAGGGGAGCTTCTTCAGGATGTCTTCGTCCACCTGGGGCTTGCCGCCCTCGGTGAACTGCTTCGGCTCCCAGCCGTACTTTGCGATCAGACGTTGGGCGATCTGGTCCCGTGAACCGGGGTTGAACTCGATCACCTTGTCCTTCAGGCGCTTGCCGGTCTTCTCGGAGACCCTCTCGATCACCAGGGGCGGGAACGTGGCCACCATGCGAGCACGAATCGTGTCGCGCTCCTGGGCCAGCTTCGAGTACAGCGCCACCGCAGCCTCGACGTTGAACGGCCAGCCGCTCCGCTCCATCATGCTGCAGTAGTGCCGCGCCTTGTGCTCCATCTCGATTGCGAGGTCGGAGTACTCGAGGGCCATCAGGTGGTTGTAGAGGGCCTCGGTGACCTCGACGTCCAGGTCGCAGTAGTCGCCCATCTCCGGGCAGTACTCCTTCCACTCGAGGCCCGCAGGGTAGTTCTGCTTGCCCCAGGCGTCGATCCACTTCGACTGGTCGCACTTCTCGCGCATCTTGGGAGACAGCGAATCCAGGTGCTCCTGCAGCGGACCTCCGACGTTATCCAGGATCCACTGCAGCTTGAAGTCCGTCGAGTACTCGCCCTTCTGGAGACCGAGGCGGTAGCCCCAGGCTTCGAGCTTGTGCGAACCGATCAGCTTCCCGGGCAGCTTGCCCGCCTTGATGTAGCCGCCATCGCGGTTGAACATGTCGCTGAAGAACAGCCGCGAGAGCACCAGGGTGTCCACGACGTTCGCCAGCGGGACCGTGAACCAGGGGTACAGCTTCTGGATGACAGGGATGTCGAAAGGGATGATGTTGTGACCGACCAGCTTGCCCGCCTCTCCGAGCTTCATGAGGAGGCGAACGCCTTCCTCCATGTTCTCAGCAGTGAAGCGCCTCACGTTGCCGTTGGCCGGGTTCTTGATCGAGAGGCAGTGGATCTTGGAAACGATGGACAGGAAGCCATCTGTCTCGATGTCGAAAAACGTGATGCGCTGCATGGGACTCCTAAGTTATTCAGTCAAGCCTTTCGGCATGTGGTCGTTTTCGATCAGCACCTTGAAGTTCTGCTTCGATGCCGTGTGGTAGACGATGATGCCCTCGGGCTTATCGAAGCCAGGGACCGCAAAGGAGCCGCCGTCGATCAGCTCCTTCATCGCGAGGTCGACAGTCGCCATGTTCCCGTTCGTAGCCAGTACCGGGACCACCTCGCAGCACTTCGGTGTGTTCGGGTTGTGCCGACCCCAACGGGCCGTGTTGAATAGGGCGAAGCGCTTGTGATCGAGACCGTAGCCGCGTTGGATTCCCTTGCCGTACCACTCGCCGAAGTGCTGGCCCTCGCCGAGCTTGAAGAGTTCGGCCTGGTTCTCGTAGCACCACTGGGCGAAGCCGTAGTTGTCCGTGGCCTTGCCGGGGGTGATCCAGCGGGACCGCGAGCCGACGCGCATGGTCGTCAGGCGTCCGTCGAGTGCGTACGTCTCCGCGATGATGTGCTCATCGGCGAGGCGGTCATCGACCGTGATCACCACCTGGGCGTTCGTGCCGTCCAGCTTCTCGGTGATGACGATGTCCCGCTTCAGGCGGGGGGTCTTCGGGTACGGGGTGAATTCCATGTTGTCTCCTTAGCGCGGGTCCGCGAGGTCTTCGAAGCGGGCCTTCAGGATTGTGTAGAGGGTGCGCTGCGCTTCGACGTCGAGGACAACCATGTCGTCTTCGTCCAGTTCATCACGCTCGTCCCCGTTCTCTTGGTACAGGCAGACGCAGTGCGACGCCTTGTTGAAGCCCATCCCGATGCGCGTGGTCTTCGGGCCGTTCGCGCCGACCGAGTCGAACTCAGCCAGCAGGGCACCGCCTTCTTCGTGTTCGTTGATCATGTCTTTCTCAGTTGGACCAGCAGTGCATAGCGACACCGCCCTGGTTGTTATCGGATGCGGCCACGGTGCATTTGTGACCTTCAGGGGACACCATGTCGAACAGTCGGACGTCCGTGGACCCGTAGGCCACATGTTGTCCATCGTTGCGGATGGTGTTGTTGCCTGCCAGCGACATCTGGCCGTCTCGGCTGTTACACCCAGAGAGCAGGGCTGCGAGGACCAGCATGGAGACTGTGTATTTCATGTCAGGCCTCGAAGCGGTTCTTGAGAATGAGGTACAGCGCGTGCTGACCGGCCAGGTCCAACTCGACCACATCGGTCGTGTCGAACTCTTCCTGGATGAGGTACAGGTGCGGCTCCTCGTTGGCGAACTTGCCGATCTGGATGTTCGCGTCCTGGTACAGGGTTACCTGGTTGGGGCAGTCTTGAGTGTTGAGATTGCTAAAAGCCATATGCTTCCTCTGCGGTTTCTTCGGGGGCGAAGGCCTCCGTATCGAAGAGGAGACCTGTCGCGGGGTCGTATCCCAGGGGCAGGGTCTTACCCGTTGCCTGGCCGGTGGGGCGATCCTTGATGACGCGGAACGTGGTGATGTGGCTCTCCTCGTCCTCGCCTTGCGTGTTTCGTTCAAGGCCGAACATAAAATGACTCCACATCCCGATGGCGTTGGAGCCACGGAACTGCGCCTGCTTCACACGGCCACCTTCCTCATGCGGCGGGCCGTCCTTGGGCCGCGTCAAGTGGGAGATGAAGTGGAGGTAAATCTTCAGCTCGAGTGCGAGTGCCGCAAGCTCGGCCATGATCTGGTCCAGGCCGCGCCGCTCGTCCTCTACGTTCGCTGCCAGCGCAGTCAGGTGGTCCAGGTAGATCGACTTGCAGCCGAGGCCGTGGACCATGTAGCGGATCTTCGCCTTGACCACTTCCCAGTCGGCAGCGCCGAACGAGTCATAGAGGTGCAGGCGGTCACCCTCCGAGATAACCTCGAGAGCGGCCCTACGTTCCTCCACAGTGGCCTTGCGGGGTACGTGGAGCACCTTACCTACCGCCTTGCCTGCGATCCGCCTGGCGGTCTCTTTAATCGGCTGCTCGAGGTAGATCACGCCTACGTTCAGCTTCAGCTTCAGGAGGTCGAATGCGATCCCTTGGGTGAACCAGTCGGTCTTCCCGATACCAGTCCCCGCCCCGAACGCATAGCACTCGCCCTCGCGCCGACCATAGGTCAGCTTCGTGAGCCGTTCGTCCCACCACGGGGCACCATCGGGGATGTCTTCAGCCGCATCCGCAGCCACTTCGCTGATCGACTTGATACCGTCGGGCCTATAAGCCTTCGCGTTCCAGATTGCCTGGATCACTTCGGCACCTTGGCCCTCCGCGAGACACTTGTTGGCGTCCTTGTGGGGCAGGGAGGCGATCTTCGCCTTGCCAGGGCCGAACATCTCCGCAACTTCCTTCGCTGCGGTCTGGCCCGGCTCGTCCATGTCAAACATCAGGATGATTTCGTCGAACTGCTGGAAGAAGTCCATCTGACGTGCGATGTCTTTCTTTGCGGCCTTCGCGCCATTGGGCACGGAGACCACGGGCCACTTGTTGCCCTGTAGTTGGGAGACCGTCAGGCAGTCGATTTCGCCCTCGGTCACCACCAGCTTCTTGCCCTTAGACCAGAGGTTCTGGCCGAACATGGGCGGGTGCTTGGCGTCCCCGAGGAACTTGAAGTCCTTGCTGGAGTCTCGGGTCTTTACTGCCACTACTTGGTTATCACGAAGGTACGGGTACATGTGGACCGTCTGGTCCCCTAATGCCCCTACGCGGACACCGAAGAACCGGCAGGTATCTTCGTTGATCCCACGGGCACGAAGCCCGCTTACGTCCGCTCTGGCATAGAAGTCCAGGTTGTCTGCCACTTTCTTCCTTCCTATCGTTAATGTTTCGCCATCCCCGCGCTCGAAGTGTCCACACGAAAAGCAGTGGGAGTGTCCATCGGAGTACAGAGCATTGGCATCGCTCGAGCCGCACTCGTCGCACGGCCCCTTGCGGATCAGTGTGGATTCTTCGTGGTTCATCGGTTAGGGAAGAGCTTCTCTTTCAGGGTGGGTTTCGCTTGCACGAACCAGCGGGCCTCGAGGCCGCACAGGGTCGCGTCTTTCCTACGGTCTGCGGGGTCTCCAGAGATGCCTATTTCCCGTCCGGAGACCGGGTCGCATAGTTGGGGTCCAGGAGTGAAGTAGCAGGTCTTCCAGCCGCCTATGGACAGGCCCATGGAAGGCACGCTCACTGGGTCGAAGGAGTCGAAGTGCTTGCAGTCCCTGCAGAACTTCATGTCAGTCGAGGTTCCAGGGTGTCTGGATGCCTGCTTCGTCGAGTTCGTCTTCGAGTTCCCAGAGGACCTGAGCTTCGAAGACCGACAGGTTGAGTGCTACGCGCACTTCCGGCTTGTACGTGTCCAGCAGGATCCCGCGCAGGACGACTGCGGTGTCCAGGGGCATCGTGGCTTTCACGTTGCCGTTCTTCGTGTGTTTGACTTTCATGCTTCCCTTGTGAGTAGGCGGACGGCAGCGTCCATGTAGGAGGTGACCAGTGCCGCCTGCTTCTGGTCGTTTGAGGTGATACGGTATGCCCACTCCCGGGCGCGGTTCATGAGAAACTCAGCCTTGTCCGCTGCGCCTTGCAATTCCATAGGGCCGATGTATGAGGCAGGCATCAGAGTTTCTCCGGAGTCCCGAGGATGTAGCGGCAGTAACGCTGGCCGGTCACCGGGTGCTTGCGCAGGCTCGAGTGGATGTTGTAGCCGTGGTCGCGCAGTTCCGTGACGCGGCGGGTGAGGGACTGAATGCTGTGGTCCATAATGGCCTCGCGCTGCGTGATCGAGCCAGCGGTGCGGAGGTGCTTCAGGAGTCGTTGGGTTTGGGTCATCACATCGGCTCCTTCATCTGGCGCTTGATGGTCTTGAGGAACTTGATGAGTCCCTTGAGGTCCTCGAGGCTGTAGTACTGCGCGGGTACCTCGAGGCGGGCGTCCATGCTGGTCACATTCCGCGCAGTCGGGTAATCGACAAGTCCCGGACCCTCATAGAACTGGGTTCCGGTGTAATCGGTCTTGATCATTTGCTCTCTCTCAGAAGGATGTGTTGAACGAGTACAGTGCCCGCTCGGACACCTCATCTCGGATGAACTTCGAAAGCTCGGCTTCGGTGAGCACTAGTACATCGGTGGTGTAGTGGAGAAGATGTCCGTCGCCTTCGTGCTTCGCGCTAAACTTCTTCTGGATTTCGTGTGCGAGCACCATTGCGTGCGTGTGCTCGATGCTCGCTTCTGTGTATTGCCGTTCGCAGGTCTCACGAAAGGCGTACGGGTCTACGGTGGTTCGTGTCCTCAGCGTGTGCTCCCTGAGGAACTTGTCGAGCCTGAAGGCATCAATCATGGTTTAACTCTTCGGTTCTGCTAACCATTCTGGCGGAATGAGTTTGTCGGCATACTTGAAGCCGTTCTTCTCGCACCAGGTAGCGTAGGTGGACTTGGATCCCTTGTACAACGGGGAGGCACTGCGGGTGAACACGAAGCGGACATCGAGATGCGGGTGCTGCTTCTTCACGGCCAGATGCTTGGTGCGGTCTGCCGAGTCGAAGAGACCCTTGCCCTCGACGATGATCCCGTTTGCGAGGATGAAGTCGGGGTTGTAGTTGTGCGGGATCGAGTAGGGGACCTTGAGGGACTCATAGGTGTACTCGACCCCGGCTTCGTCCAACTGCGCGGCGATCTTGTCTTCCAGACCACTGCGCAGCTTCGCCTTCACCTTGACCACCTGATTCTTCTTGGAGAACCAGTTGGCCTTTGCGGCTCGGGCACGGATCTTCATCAGAAGTCGACCGGGCCTTCCGAGTCATCGCTCGACTCGTCGCTGTCGTTGAAGTTCGCCGGTTCCGAATTGTCGGCCACGTAGCCGTCATCGTCGCCTTCCGACTCGTCACCGAAGCCACCACCACCGCCCTCGACGAGCTTGATGATCTGGACGTCGTTCAGGTAGGCCGTAACGCCACCACCGAAGCCCTCGTAGCTCGAGAAGGCACCCTTGACCTTGATGGTCGAGCCAGCGATGCGCTGCAGGCCTTCCGTGTTGCGGATCGGGTTGCCCTTGGCATCGAACAGCTTCGGCTTCTTCTTGCTCTTGAACGTGAAGGTGACCGTGTCGTCATCGTTCTCGACGAACGGCATCTTGATACCTTCCGGCATCACAACCTTCTTGGTCTTCTTGTCGAGGACAGCGAGTTCGTTTGCTTCCTCACGCGCCAGGTCCATGAGGGACTCGGCTTGCGCTGCCGGGATGGTGATGCTCGTCTTGTACTTGCCCTCGGCATCGAACTTGGTGTCCGGAGTGACGAGGTTGGAATAGCCTGCAGCGCCCTTCGGCGTCGTGAAGTTTTTCATGAAGTGTGGTTCTCGGGGTTGGGTCAGTCGTTGAAGTAGGGGTCTTGCGGGATGAAGGCGTTGCGGCCTTCGAGGGAGTTGAGGTCGTAGCCGAGGGCCATGAAGCCCACAGCAACGTCCAGGGGCATCGGGTCAGCGGTGCCGAATTCTTGGTCGTCCATCGTGTGTTCCGTGATGTTGTACAAGATCGTGTTGTACAGAAAAACAAGCGGGCCGGAATTGGCCGGGTCTTTCTTTCTATAGTGCGTCCTAAATGCAAAAAGGCCCCGTAGGGCCTTGTATTACGTGGTGTTGTACAGATTATGCGAACGCGTACGGCGACTGCTTGATCAACTGCAGGTCCAGGGTGCCCTTCGCGGGGAGGCCTAGCTTACCGAGGTCCTTCATGCTCTTCTGCAGCTTCGTCATGACAGCAGCGTCCTCGCACGTCGAGACCAGTTCCATCATGTCATCGACCGCATTCGTCAGCACGCCCTCGAGCGGCTCGTTGTCTTCGTACATCTCAACGAACGCTTCGCGGATCATGCGATTGAACTTGGGCATCTGATTAGGCAAGGCCGCGAACGAGTCGTGGATCAGCAGGAAGTCGTTGATGCCATTGTCGACGCACTTGAGCACGCTGAGGCCCAAATGCGCACCATCGAGCGAATGCACGAAGTTCGGGGCGCACGAATTTCTGCACTTGTGCTCCAAAAGCTCCTTGGTGTAGCCCATGACAATCTGCGGGTCATAGCGCACCGGGACGTTGACATCACGGCTCCACAGGGTCATCTTCAGGCGCTTGACGTTCGGCTTGTAGTACGCGTTCTCCACCGGGAGGCCGAGGGGGGTGACCCATCGCATCGGGATGTTGTGACGCGCCAGGATGCCTGCGACCTTCTGCAGCCATTCCATCGCATCAGCAGCGGCCTTCACGGTCTCCTTCACAGCCGCCATGATGTGCGCAGCCAGGTAGTGCGCAGCCGGTACTTGCTCTGCCCACTCGGTGCCGAAGATCTCGCGGCCTTTACCTTCAACGTCGATGATGTCCTCGACCAGCTGGTCCGCGAAGCCTTTTTGCTTGCTCCCGTACACGAACGTCATAACGGCACGCTTGCAGACCTTGCGGTCGATGCCGTAGTCGATCCACTTCTGCGCCCACTGGGCCTTCTCCGGGTCCATCAGATCAGCCTGGACCAGCGGCAGCACGATGGTCGATGCCTTGCGGTAGACGTCCTGCGGGAGTTCCGAGGGCAGCAGGTTCACATAGCTGCCACCTTCCGGGTCACGGAGGAGGGCAGAGAAGTGCTGCAGGCCCGAGCACGAACCGTCGACGGCGACCGGGATGTGACACACGTAGCCTTCGGGATCCTTCATGTAGCCGTCGAGCGCCAGGCACGCGGCCAGGTAGCAGAACGGGCTGTCAGCGCCTTGCCACAGGGGCAGTGCAGCCAGAGGGTCTTCAGCGATAGCGCGGACGGTCGACAGGTTCTCGTCAGTCCACTGCACGCGACGGTCGTGAGAGGCCTTGTCCATGGCGAGACCATCCACTTTGAACGCGCCAGTCGTGGCCACGTGCCACTTGAGCCAGTAGACGCCGTCCTCGTTCAACACCTCGCCTCGGGCCAGTTCATACAGCCCCTTCGCGAAGTCCGCTCTCTGATGATTTAGACCCGGACGCGCATAAACGCGACCACGCCAATCGTCCGTATGCGGCTGCCATAGCGGAGCGCCAACATACTGCTTGGCTTCAGCGATGGCCGACCGGATTGCGTTGCGCTTGGCGCGGATGGCCGCGTTGTCCTTGCGCATCTTGACGGCCTTCTTCGGCTCCTCGTCCTTGGCGATCTCGAGCGGCTTGCCCGGGACCTTGCCGACAGCGATGCCCGACACGAAGCAGTGCTCGAGAACCTCGAGAACCTTCGCATTGAGCATCAGGGGCACGTCCTGGACAGCATTCAGGGCACGGACGAACGGGGCGTTAGCTTTCGCGGCCTCGTCGATCAGCTTGCGGACCTTCTTGTTAGGCGTGGACACAAGCGGGACCGTCTTGGCGACCCGTTGGTCATTGTAGGCACCAGTGTCGAGGGCGGTCCAAGGGTTCGGACGCGTAACCATGGGCTGGTAGACCGGGTGCATGAACTGCTGAATCTCAGTCATGTTGTCCATCTCGGTCTGCGCGGCCTCGGTGAACTTCAGGGTCGTGCCACCAGTGAACTCATCGCCTTCAACCGTATGGAACATGTCCATCGCGGGCAGGGCAATGTTGATTAGGTTCAGGCCAACCTTGATGAACTCGTCGGGCGTGCGCTCTTCGCCAGCAGCCTCGAGCAGGTCGACCCCTTTCTTCTCGCCAGAGCGGGCCGAGGTCACCTTGCGACCGACCAGCTTCTGCAGTTCGGCCTTGGCTCCCTTGTCCTTCTCGGCCTTGGCTTGCTCCGCGAGCTTCAGGCTGGCCATCTCGGCCTCGACCTCGAAACCGATGGTGTGCGCCATGTCCGTGACCGTGCGGTCGATGGCCGCGCCGTTGAACAGGGTACGCAGGGTGATCGCCGTGAGAAGCTCGTGGTCGACCATCGCCAGCACAGCAGCGTGAGCCGCAGGGCGACCACGGCCCTTGGCAGCAACCTCGGCAGCAGCCGTAGCGAACGCCACGACAGCCTTCTGGAAGGCCGAGGAGAACAGCTTGTTCTGGTTGCGGGCGATGTCCCCTGCATACAGGGCACGTTCGTTGTTGTCGGCGTAGCGTTGGGCACCACGCTCGATCATCGACGCTTCGAGATCAGCCTGGCGGGCGTAGTTCAGATCGAGATCAGTAAGGTTCATGTGGTGCTCCGTGGTGTTCGTTGAGTTGTTGCTATCTTACCGTGCGTCACCGCACAATGCAACACGAAGTTGTACAAGAAAAAGGTTGCGGTGCTATAGTGCGGCCTAATTCCAACCCCTTGATTTTTCGTGAGATTCGTTAGAGAGCCTCTGGGTGAATTAGGACGCACTATAGAAAGGGGACCCTTCGGGTGTCCTTCGGACGCAGACCAGCAATGGAGAACGAATTAGGACGCACTATAGAAAGGAGACCCCATCAAGGGGGTAGGGGGTCCTTAGAGACCCTAGGATCCTTAGGGTTATTCCTAGGACCATAGAACCTGAGAGTGTTTTTCATTAAGGGTGTTTTTCTAGGATCAACCTAGGGACACCTGATGTACCTTTGATTCACTTGGATCACCACGAGAGTCCCCAGGACCCTATACACACCGAGGCGACACAGCGCCAACAGCAACCATAACTATGGTCGCCCTCGGGAATACTAGGGACTCCCGCGATGGTCCTTTTTCCTGTACAACACCGAACAATACAACACAGTACACAAAGGGTGGTAGCAGAGGCTGCCAGTCGGATTCCAAATCCGCACCGAGGAGGTTCGATTCCTTCGCTGCCCGCCAGAGCAAACAGGACCCCTAACGGGTGTGTCCTCAACGGTTGTCAGTGACGATGGGTGCTATCGGAACTGTCGCACACATTCCCCTCCAGTTCCCTCTACATAATCTTCAGCAGATACCGTAAACTCCTTGGTAAACCACGGTACACCACGGTCACTGGGGAGACCAACATGCACTTCATCATCGGCTTCGTCCTGCTCGTCCTGGCCTTCGGGTTGTTCCCGAGGGTAGCCCTGGCCTTCACGGCCCTTGGTGCAGCAGGTATCGCAGCGTTCTTCGCTGTGCTCCACTTTCTACCCTAGCCCTCCCATACCAGCCGGGAGGGTCCCCCAAGACCATGGTGCAACGCCATGGCCTCGTCTACCCGCAATAGGTAGGCTCGAGCGTGCCCTTTCGATTGTTCGGCCATCCACCGTAACCGGATACTCTCTCTCGCTCCCGAGAGGGCACCCTCAAGCCAATTTTCCAGCAACGTGAAAATGGTCTTTTCCCAAAGGGCCAAAGAATTTTTACGGGGGCCTACTTTCGTAGCCCTAAATTTCTGGATTTTCCCTGTTACGTCCGGCCCAGTCCCAAGACCAGAGACGCCCATCGGGTAGTCAGGATGCGGAGCGACTGGGTTGGACCCCCTCAGATCACCGGATTTCACCCCTCGTCGAGCGTCACCGGCCCGGATCGTAGGGCAAGGCACGGCCTCAAACATACCCTTGCGGCATGTCTACAGGCCCCTTCCTGCCCCTCCCAGACATCGGGCAGGGGTTAGGCAGCCTTGAGGCCCCCGAGCGGCCCTTACCAGCCGTTTTTCTCGTAGGCGTCAATGCGCCGTTTGGCGTCTTTTTCCGTCTTGAAAAACCCCAGTGACTTCCCGTCAATGTTCACCGCTTGGACCCGCATGCTAGGTGCGTTCCAGACGCGTTCGATCAAATAGAACCCTTTCCACTGGCCCAGAATTTTTTCCTTGCCGTACTGTGCGTAATCCATTGCTTCCCCTTCGTTGGTTAGTTGGTTCGATGCAGACAGGCTAGAGCGGCCCGCGTAGCACCACAGGCACCAAGGGAACCCATGGAGCCGATGGAATGCACAGGCGTGCGCCCACGATGCACTACAGGCCCCAAGGGGCCTTTATTTCTAAACCGTCGACAAATAGCAAAAGCCCCGCGCTTGCAGGGCCTCAGCTATTGACCGTCACGGCCTCGAATGATCCGGACGTTTCCAGGTAGTTCTATGGTTACCTTGCCTCCCATGGTTGACGATAGCTCCAATGCTAACGCCTGGGTCAGCGCGTGGACTAACTCAGGCGTAGGACGGATTGCCCTGGCGTATGCCTCCAGGGCCTGCGATACTGGCTTAACGGACGGGCGCATTGTGCGTGCTGAACGTGCCGTTGGAGTAGCTCGCGCCATTGGTGCCCGCTGCAGTCCGCAGAATCTGCAGGGCATTGACGATTTGTTCAAGGGTCATTTGATCACCGATACTGTTTTGCAAGAAACGCTTGCGTGTCGTATCCGAAAATACGGTCAGGAACGATTGTGTCGTCACGTTCAACGAACCAGTCACATGTGTCGAGCGTGTACCCCTCGGCATCGACATGCGCATTTCCGTACACGCTGTGTTGAGCATTGCCAAGGTAACTCGCCGTTTCTTCTGCTTCTGCGCGAGTTTTGAACGGACCAGCCACAAGAATGCACGCCATGATGAAACCTCAAAGATAGATAGCCAACACAAGCCCCGCGCAACCCGCAAGGCACAAGAGAACAGCCGAACCTAAAAGGATGGCTGCAGGGTCGATGCGATTAGCGATCACGCGTACACCCAGCCATCGTCTCCCGCATACATGTCAACTTCGCCGTAGGGCTTGCAAGCTGCCGACAGAGCTTCGCCAACAGCACCCAGTCCACGGTCCCAGAATCCTGCGCCGTGTCCGTTACGGGTCAGCCAGAAGTCGTGGCCGATCTGTTCATCGGACAGTCCGGACGCATCCAACAGAGCCGCATTCGATTCCACGAAATCCGCTACATCCTCAAGTGCCTCAGCCAGTAGCGATGCGGAGCAGTCACCCACACCAAACACAGCGTCCAAAGGTTCGCCATGCTCATCAGTCGATGTCCAAAGAGCGGCTGCAAGGTAGTGACGGAGGATGACTGCGGTATTTCTCATGGCTAATCCTTGTTGGTTGGTCTCATCAGCACGGGCCTAACCCGTGGACCCTCATGAGAGGGTTTCGACCTTTGGGCCTGCCACCGTAGCGACAGGCCCTCACGCTCTTCTTTTTGATTTCATGTTGTACGACCCTATGAAGTGTTGTACAACTCAGACGTACAAGTAAGGAGAGACTTCGACGGCACGGCCCTCCACGTCCCAGGCTACATACGCTTGTCGCTTGTCGGACCACAGAAGGCCGTCTTCGCCACCTTTGATGTTAGGCAACAGGCCCGAGTAAAACGGGTTCGAATGGTAACCAGGGCTGCATTGTTCAGCGTAGCCAGTCTCAGTACCATCCGAGTAACGCACGGACCAACCAAGGGACCAATCCAGGAACCCGCTATCGCACAGTGAATCGACCTTGTACAAGCGAACGCGCCCATAGTTGCCGCGCACGTCTCCACCTTGGTGCACTTCGATAGCCACATAGACATCGTCCGCATAGCACCAATCGCGTTCATCGGTAGGGTAGAACACTTGCCACTGGAACACGTCCGAGAAGTCATTCTCGTTGTTGTAGACATTGTCAACGGACGTGCAAGCGTACTCACGACCCTCTTCGGATTGAATGGCTGCAAGAATCTCGTCTTCCGCTTGCATCAGCCACTTGTCCTTAATGGACTCTTCCAGGTCGACAGATTCACCCTCACGAACCCAGAAGACATACTGGCCAGCACGCTCTGACATCTCGTCTTCGTCTCCCATACGTGCGCTACGCACGAAGTGGCGAGCAGTCTCACGGTATTCCTGGGCACGCTCTTCCGACTCTTCGTCCTCTTCAATCTCTTCCGAGTCGAAGTCAGACAGTGTGTCCGCAATGTAGCGGCACGCATCAGCGAACGAATCGAATTCTGCGGGTTCATTGTCGGGCATGTAGCCAGGCATATTGTAGCCAGCTACCCACTTGCGACCGGTCGACAGCGCCACCTCGGAACCAAGAACACGTTCGAGCCAGCCTTCCGTGTCGATTGCAGTGTATGCAGCGTGTCTCGTGTCGATTGATACCAGGCCCTGCGTGATCGTTGCGTTCATTTTGTTTTGCTCCGGGTTCGTTTGGTTCGTTGCTGCTTAGAAGTACATGCCGCTGAAGATTCGTGCGGCGAGGAGGCGCAGGGTTGACCACTGGATCGCCTCACACACTTCGTTTGATGCCGTGCGGTTTCGCACTTCGTTCAGCTTGCCTGCGGTATGGCTCATCGCGTTACTCCTTTGTGTTCGTTGCTGCGATGGATGAACTATAGCAAAGCGTTTTGAGTTGTACAAGTAGGTACAGCAAAAAGATTCGTCTGCCTGTCGAAAACACGCCACGGTCAATCCCAGGCAACCATTTTTAAACCTCGGTGCCCCTGTATCCCCCACGCCACGCAACACATCACTAGAGGGATCACCACAGGCACCATCGCACCACTGGATCACCACAGGCCCTAAACGCCTGCAGATCACGCCTGATTCCATGTCCGTCAGATAGCCCATCTGATCGAATCCGTTACGAATCAATGGGTTGCAAAGGCAAGGCACACGGCGCGGCTCGAATCCCCCGCCAGACAGTACCCCCCATGCGCCTTTTGGAGGCCTTTCCAAAACTCCGGTAAAGCCTCAGCCGTTGTTGTTGTTGTTGAGGATTGCTGAGTGGTGGCTTCCGCCCAAAACACAGACCCCCTGGGGTCCCCGCCGGGTCCTCAAGTGACCCCGTCCCCAATTTCCCCAAGTACCCCCGGTACCCCCGGGGTGCCCCCAAAGTTGTACAACTTAGCCCCATGAAGAACGTCCTCAAGTACCAGGCCCACCCCTGGGGCCGCGAGGTGTGGTTCACACAGGACGACACGGCCCTCAAGGCCCTTGGGAAGAAGTTCGATCTCAACCTCGACCTCGAGGGGTCCCTCGGCCTCTGCTGGGGTACCTCGACCCGGGTGATCGTCATCTGGGTGCGGCCTGGGTCCGATGTGTCCGTGCTTGTCCATGAGTGCTGCCATGCGGCCCTGGACATCCTGGACTACGCAGGCATGAACCCGGCCCACGCCAATGGCGAACCCATGTGCTACACGCTCCAGCGAATGATTGAACAGTTCGCTCCCCACCTCATCCCCCCACAGAACTCCTAACGTGCCCCTGGGGCACATACCCCCATGGCACTCGAAACTGGCACTTACATCTCGGACCTGGTAGCCACCAACCCGGTTGGCTCCGATCCCATTGCGTACGCTGACGATCACATCCGTCTGTTGAAGTCGACCCTGAAGAACACCTTCGCGAACGTGAAGGGCGTGGTCTCCGCTACGCACGAAAATCTCTCCAACGGAACCCCGGTTGGTCTCATCGCCATGTGGTCGGGCGCTACGGTCCCCACGGGCTGGGCACTCTGCAACGGGCAGACGGTAGCCCGGGCTGACGGTACCGGCAATATCACGACCCCCGATCTAAGGGACCGGTTCGTGGTCGGTTCTGGCGGGTCGTACGCGGTTGGCAATACCGGTGGTGCTGCGTTCGTAGGACTCACGGTCGACCAACTTCCCTCCCACGGTCACGCGGCCTCCTCGGATACCCAAGGGATCCACTCTCACACCGGGAGTACCGGGTCGGTGGGGGATCACCAGCACACGCTGCCGAACCTCGGCTCCGTGCAGGCAGGTTCCGATAATGGTGGTGCCAGCGTACCGGTCAGCACTGGGTATGGCACCAGCCGCTACATGTCCCCCACGGACCCCGCAGGTGGTCACAATCACCCCTTCAATACGGACTGGGGCGGTAACCACCAGCACAACATCACCGTCTATCCCACGGGGAGCGGAGCGGGCCATGAGAATAGGCCTCCTTACTACGCGCTCGCACTGATCATGAAGGTCTAACCCATGGCTATCGAATCCGCGCAGTACATCACGCAACTTGTCTCCACCAACCCGCTGTCGACCGACTCGGTATCCCAGGCCGACGATCACCTCCGAATGTTGAAGGTGGTTCTCCAGAATACCTTCCCGAACCTGGATTCCCAGGTCACCGCCACCCCGACCCAACTGAACAACCCGATCCCGAAAGGGGCCGTGATCATGTGGTCGGGCGCACTCACTGCGATCCCCACGGGCTACGCGCTGTGCGATGGGGCCCAAGGGACCCCGGATCTCCGGAACAAGTTCGTCATCGGGGCAGGGGACCAGTACGCGGTCTCCGCAATCGGTGGTGACGTTTCTACGGGCTTCAGTGGTGCTCACACGCACACTGAGAACCAGTCCACGGCAAACCTGCAGGTCTCCTCTCTCGCAGTCGCTGCGGGTGCTGGTCAGTCTGTGGTCTCGTCAGTGGTGGCCCAAGGTCACGTCCACACGATCAACCAGGTGGGCGACCACACGCACTCCTGCCTCCCTCCGTACCTGGCTCTCGCCTACATCATGAAACTGTAATGGCTAACCTCCCGCTGCGCCAACTGGGGGGCGTGGGGGTTATCACCGACGCTTCTCCGTATGATCTTCCGCCCAATGCCTTCTCGGCGGCAAACAACGTGATCTTCTCCGAGGGCCGCATCCAGCGTGCCCCGGTCTTCAAGCAACTCTTCAACCCGATCCGCTCGACGCTCTCGTACGATGCGGGCACAGGCTCCTACGATGCCAACTCGGCCCTCTACAACTCTGCGGAAGGCGGTAGCTCTAACGCTTCTCGCTTTGTCGGTAGCTACACCGATCCCACTGCCGGTGAGACCGTATTTGTGGCAGACAACGACGGAACCATCCGTGCCTACCCTGGCAATGTGATGTCCTTCCAGACCCCGACCACGGGGACTGTATCCAACGACAACGCCTGGTCTCACGCCCAGGTCGCCGGTCTGTCCTTCCTGGCCCGCAAGGGCATGCGCCCGTACGCTCGGAACATCAAGAGCGACTCCCAGTACTCCCTCATGGGCGGCGACTGGGTGGCCACGGACCAGGCGAGCATCGTGCGGGGCTTCAAGGGCTACTGCATCTGCCTCGGGATCAACAAGAACGGCACCGACTACCCCACGATGGTGAAGTGGTCGAACCCGCTTCAGTACTCCACGCCGGTCTCCGGTCTCCAATGGGACCCCGCGAACACGAACTACGTGGCCGGTGAGAATGTCATCGGTGACATGAAGAACCCGATCCGCGATGGTCTCTCCCTTGGCGAGGCCTTCATCATCTACTCCCAGAACCAGTTGTGGCTCATGGAGTACTCGGGCGACCTGAACGTCTTCAACTTCCGCAGGCTCCCCTTCGAGGGCGGCATCATCAACACGAACTGTGTGGTCGAGGTCGAAAGCAAGCACTTTGTATTTGGCGACAACGACATCTACGTCCATGACGGCATCAGCCGCCAGTCGATTGCAGATGGCCGCGTCCGTCGCCGCATCTTCAGCACACTGGACCGCAACAAGCAGCAGTTCTGCTTCGTGGCTCACGACTCCGTGTCGAAGCTACTGCACTTCTGCTACGCGACCTTGCAGGACGAGGCGTCCTTCGCGGGCACTCAGTTCTGCAACCAGGCCGCGTCGTACAACTACAAGAACGACACCTGGTCCTTCATGGACCTGCCGAACATCGTCGGTGGGGCAGAGGCCAATGCTTCGCTCGTTAAGAACTCGTTCCCGGACGTCACGAACAGCTACACCCTGTTCAACACGGCATATTCGAGCTTCTCGGGTGGCGGCACGCCGAAGCTGTCGATCATGCTCGGGGTATACGACCAGTCCAAGGGCCTGTCAGATTCCTGCGTGTATGCCGTCGACCTCCCGACCGTAGGCCTGGTGAACCTTCCAGCTAACACCGAGACGCTCAAGCCCGCCTACGTGGAACGCGTGGGGATCTCCCTGGATACCCAGGGCCTCCCGCTGCGTTCGTACAAGACGGTGCAGTGTGCGGTCCCGGAGTCGTTCTTCGACGACAGTACAGGTACGTTCACGTTCGAATTCGGCTCCTCGGATCTCCCGGAGCAGACGCCGAACTATCGGTCCAAAGCAACCTTCAACCCGAGCAGCGACTACAAGCTCGACATGATGGTCTCCGGGCGCTACCTGTCCTACAAGGTCAGCACCCCCTCGATCTCTAACTTCCAGATCTCTGGCATGGATGTCGAAGTCAAGTCGCTGTCCCGGAGGTAACCCATGGCAGTCACTTTCACCGTACCCCTTCAGAACTACGTCCGCGCAGCACAGCCCCCATTAAAGGGATCCGAGGCCCAGTGGCTTCAGGAAGAGCTAAAGAAGCTCGAGCGTTCGGTCGCCGCTATCAACGCGGCACTGACGCAACTTGCTGCGCGGGTCACGTAACCCTTTTAAATCGAGAGAGCAATGAAAAACTTCATGCGAATCGGAGTAGGCCTGGACACAGTGCCGCTCAACCTCGCAATCCAACGCCGTCCGGAGATCTGGAAGGCCGACACGTACCTGCGCGACTACCCCCAGGGGCCGTTCGGGCAGATCGAGTCGATCATCCTGCGCTTCCCGCCGCGCTCCGTGCATGAAACCGAAGAAGCCCTCAAGAAGCACCTCGAGAACTTCGACCAGCACGAGTGCGTTGACCAGGAGGCATACAAGGCCCTCCCGGAAGCCCGTCCCATCGTCATGGGTCTCATGGCCCGCGTGGCCGGTGAGCGCCTCGGGCGCGTGATCGTCAACAAGATCGCCCCTGGTGGTCGCATCTTCCCGCACGCGGATACTCCGGAACATGCCCAATACTGGGATCGCTTCCATGTGGTGCTCCAAAGCGCCCCTGGGGTGTACTTCCGCACGGGCGACGAGGACGTCTACATGGCCCCAGGCGAGACCTGGTGGTTCCAGAACGCCGAAGAGCATGAAGTGATCAACAACTCCCCCTGCGACCGCATCCACATGGTCGTTGACATTCGGACATCCAAGCCGTGATTACCTATTCAGTAGAGAAGTGGCGGGACATCGTGTCTGAAATGGAGGCCCTGTGGCCCGCTCATTGGCAAGAGGTCGCAATCGACCACGACACCATTAAGCTGGCCCCCGACTATCGGCAGTACGAAGCATTTTGTGATTCTGGGGCGCTACACATCGTCACGGCCCGCGAGGCCGGAAAGATCGTTGGCTACCACATCAGCATCGTCCGTCCGCACCTCCATTACAAGAACGACCTCCACGGCTTTACTGACGTCTATTACATCTCCCCGGAGCATCGGCAGGGGTGGACAGGCGTAAAGCTCTTCAAGTACGTGGAGAAGACCCTCAAGGCCCGTGGGGTCAAGAAGGTGTTCTCCGGGACCAAGTTGCACCTAGACATGGGACCGATCTTTGAGCGGATGGGTTGGCGGGAAACCGAGCGCCTCTTTTCCAAGGTCCTATGATCAAGTCAATCCTCAAGCTCCTCGCCCCCGCGATCTTCATGCGCTCGCATGTGGCCGCAGCGGCAGTAGGGGCAGCAGCAGTCGGCGCGGTCGGTAGTGGTATCGCCTCGAGCAATGCCGCCGATGCCCAAAAGTCCGCAGCCCAGGCTGCCAATTCCCCCTGGTCCGCAGCGCAGCCGTATATCAGCGGCGAGTTCCAAGGGTCCCAAGACGCGCTCCACAATGCCCTGGGCATGGGAACGTACAGCGGACCACGCGTAGCTGGTCTGAATCCCTACCAGACCCAAGGAGCCGATCAGACCGCATCCTACGCGAACGGTAACGGCATCAATACGGCAAACCAGTTCTACAACACTGGTATGGGCCTCACGCAGACGGGTTCGCAGTATGGCACCAACGCCCAAGGACTCCTAGCGCAGGCACAGCAGGACCCGACCCAAGGGTTCATGAACTACGCAA